AGGAGGGAAAATTTCGGTCAGAATGGGGTGAAATTAGCGTTTAAGGGCCTTAAAAGGGATTAAGTATATAATAAAGCATGCCTGATGCCAAACAGCCCAATACGGCCCGGTTTTATCCCCCCTTGACCCCATACTTGCTTTGCCGCGGCTTTGTCTGCCGGGTGAACCCTGGACAATTTGTCATCCAGGAGCCTGTCAAGATGCCGGTCCCGGCCCATGCCGGGATTATAATCCCAGCCCGGATCAATGCCCTGGGCCACATAAACGGTGTCTCCGGTCCGTTTGTTTTTCCATTTATGCATCCGGATGACCGGGGCCTCACTGACACCGCCCAGGCGGTCGGCTTCCCGCTGGGAGATTTGCCGGACCCGGCACTTGCATCCCCATCCGTTGGGCGGGAAATGGGTTTTCCAGAAATCATGATCCACGGGCAGGATAAGCCCGGCCCAGGACAAATGTAAATCACGGTGGACCCGGGACGGCCCAACGGAATAAACCAGATAGGGCCGGTATTTCTTGGTCCGCTGAGCACGCTCCCACTGCCCGGCGGCCCGGGCCGTTCTCATATTGGTCCGGTAAATTGTTTTCAGCCGCCGGGGGGAGCCCAGCTGGGCTGTGACGGTTTCACCGGTAACCGGATCCACCATATCCTTTTTGCCCCACCAGCCCTTTTTTTGCAGCAGCGGGCTAAGCTGTTTTTTGAACTGGGCAAAGGTCTCACCATCGGCCAGGGCCTGGTCAACCGCCTCCCGGATATCCCGGAGCAGGTCCAGCTCGGTGACCTTGGCAACGGTAAAGGCATTGGCATGCTCGGCCTGCCATACATCCCGCCAGTCAAATCCGATTTCCCAGCCCTTGGCCCTGAAAAAGTCCAGTGCTTCCCTGGGCACCGGTCCGGGATGGTATCCGTCAGCCATCGGTTGCATCCCCCATACCACGGGCCTTAAACGTCGCCCGGGCAAGTTTGTTGATCAGCTCATCCGGATTCATCTCCTCCAGGAGCCGGGGCAGTTCGGCCAGAAATTCCTCAAAGGATTCTGCCTGCCCGGCCAGGGCCAGCACCGGATTGACAATGGGCGCCATCACCGGCTCCCACTCTTCGGCCTCTGCATCGGCCATCTCTTCCAGCATATCCGCTTCGGGCCTGCTCCGGTTCATGGCCGTAGCCGTCCGGTGGTTCTCCGCCACGGCAGGGACCGGGGCCGGGGCTGGGGCTTCCAGCAATTCCTCCCCCTCTTTGGGCTCCGGGATATTGAACTTTTTCCTGGCCCAGGATGCGGACGCTTTAACGCCCAGGGGGACTAATTTCTCAAGGGCCTCGGACAGGGCCTTCAAATCCTCGGGTTCCGGTACCGGGAACAGGACCCGGGGATATTTCTCCCGCTTCCCGTAATTTATATCCACATAAGGCTTGACCATGTCCCGGTTGACGGTGGTGGCCAGGGCCTTGGCATCGGCCTTTTTAATGTCCTGCCTCACTTCCTCCTGGGCGTCGTCACCGCCCAGTTTGCCGGGGGTGCCCTCGGTGCTGGCCACCTGGCCCAGGACCGCTTTGGAGACCTGCCGGTCCAGCCATTCGGCCAGGCCCCGGAACAGCTTTTCACCCCCTGCGGACTTGGCGGCTTCCACAAATTCAATGCGCATATTATCCGGCAGCACGGCAGCGGCATCCGTGCCGATATTGGCAACGGCCTTGATCAGGGTTTCAATGTCTTTTTTCAACGCCCCGGGCTTGTGGCGGCCGATACGCAGGGGCAGCCCAAAGATTTCGGCAAAGGCCATCCAGTCTTTGAGGGTGAATGATTTGCACATATAAGAGGCGGCTGCCAGCCGGGCCAGCCCGCCCCGGATGGGAATGCCGGATTTCAATTTAGGCAGATGGACAATAAACTTGTAAGGCGGCAGGGGCAGGCCTTGGGGATGGCTCTCATCCATCAGGCGCAGGGTGGTGCCGTCCTTGTCATCAAACTGGAAAAAACGGGGATCACGCCATTTATATCCAGGGGTCCATACCGCTCCCCTGTCCCACATCATTTCAACGACGGAGTATCCCTTGCCCAGGGCATCCAGAAGCTCATCCACCGCTTCGCCAAATGCAGGCTTGCGGGTCTGTTCCCGGACGTCGGCGGCAATCTTCACATCTTCGGCATCTTCGGACGCCGCCTCCACCGTTACCTCAAGCCCGGATATGGTCCGTTTCCTGGTCCCCAGGACCGATGCGTAATGGGGCTCCCGCTCTTCCATCTCCTCTGCCAGGGTCAGATAATCCCAGGCGTTGCCCTGGTCCGCTTCCCTCAAAACAGCGGCCAGCCGCCGGGGTGTCAGGTGGCCGGCAACGGAATTGTATCCCCACACCGACCTGATCCCGGTAAGCGTGGGCGCAGCCACCTCCTCTTCAAGCTGCCGTCTGGGCAAAAGCCTGCCGTCCGGCCCGTAAAGCCGCACTTCCTTCATAAAACACCTCCTCTGGATCTAAAGCCCGCCGTAATGCTCACCGGCCGGTCAATGGGATCATCATCTTCGGATACGACATGCTTAACCGGGATATAGCCAAAGGACTCCACATCGCTCCTGGAGGCAAAGTGGCCCAGGGCCGCGGAAATGGCAGCATCCCCATGGCGTTTGAGTTTTGAATCTTTCGTATCCGCCTGCCTGAGCTTGGGCAGTTTGACCACACCGTCGATGCGCTCCAGCGCCCGGATATCGTTCTTTACGTCGGCATCCCGGGGCAGGTCTATGGTTCCGTCTTCAAAGGCCTGGACAAAGGGTTCCATGTTTTCCCGGAACCAGGCATCATTGAATTTCACCATGAAAATACGGTCATAGCCGAATTCATCGGCCGTGTATTCCGCAATGGTAAAGCCGTTGCCCGTGGCGTCCATGGCCCCGCAACGGAACCGGGGCAGGCAGCGGATGATATGGAAAATAATTTGCTGCTGGTGCCGGGTGGGCACGTTGTGCATCTCCAGCATCCAGGGCACCTTCCGGGTCAGGTTCTGCTCAATGGCCATGGGGCCGAAGGATGCAAAATCGCAGTACCGGGAATAATCCGAACCGAATACATGCTCAAGCTCCGGATTAAGCAGCGCAAACAGCGGATCGATATGGATGCGGATAAATTCTTCAATCCAGGAATCACGCGCTTCAAGGCTCTGCAAAAGGAAGTCGTCTTCCATGGCCAGGCGGACAATGGGCCGTTCCTCCGTCATGCATTTTTCCACCAGAACCCCCGGGATGGCCACGCCGGATCCTTCCCTGGGAATGGCGTCCAGCTCCTCCAGCATGGCCGCTTTACGGGTGCCGTAGCCCTTGCGGACCTTTTCGTACCACTCCCGTTTGCCCTGGAGGGTGGGTCTCCACCCTTTGATCATGCAGACCCGCTCGTAAAGGCCGTTGGCAACGGCATCGTCAAAGGTCACATGAAACACCTTAAAGGCATAGAGCCCGGCCCGGGAATCAAGGATCAACTGGTTAAAGGGATTTTTAACCCCGTTATGGGTGGAGATGATACGGATCTTGCCGCCCCAGATCACCAGGGCCAGGCAGGCCTCGATCACCGCGCCGACGTCCTTATGAAAGGCTGCCTCATCAATGTTCACAATGCCCTGAAGACCACGGATATTGGCCGGGTTGCTGGACAGGGCAACGATGTGGAACCCCGAGGCAAACCGGATCCGGTAGGAGGTGATCTGCCGGGTATTGCCCTCCTTGTCCTGGTCTTCAAAAAGAAAGACCTCAATACCGGCCCACCCTTTGGCCATGGAAGCGGCCATGACCTTTGCCATATGGGCACAATATCCGATAAACTCAAGGCCCTTATCCTTGGTATCGCCCACGTAATAGACATGATCCCCGCCGGCTGTCCGGCTACTGGATGCCGTGATAGTATCGTCCAGGGCCGTGGCATAGGTGATGCCGGTACGGCGGCCTTTCTCTACAATATTCAGATCCGCTTCATGGATCTGCTTGCACCATTCCACCTGGTGTTTCATCAAAAGGCCGTCGGCAATGGGGTTCTTATCCTTGGGCAGTTCCCGGACACTGGCAGGCAGTTCCTCCCAGTCCAGGATTCTTATGACATCGCCGGAAACGCTCATTTAATCCCCAGGATCTTTTCGCGCCAGAGCTGGGCCTGTTCTTCGGTCAATCCGGTTTGAATCGCACTCTCTTCAACAGTCTCCGCAGCCTGTTCAAGCACCTGGCGTCTGAGCTGTTCCTCCCGCTCCAGGCTGATCTTACTGGCCCGCTCAATGCGCTGGGCGATCAGGGCCACCTTATTCAGGGTATCCACGTCCAGTTCCCCGCCGTTGAGCACCAGATCAAAGGACAATGTCTTCACCATCTCCGTGACGGCCCGGCCCAGATCCGTGCCTTTATGCTCGCCTAGGCCGCCCACCAATGCATCCGCCGCCTCCCGGGCCTCCCGCATCATGGAGCCCTTTTCTTCCACCTGTATGGAGTACCGGTTAAAAGCGCTTTTGGAGACGGGATCATGCCCCCGTTTTGCAAGCTCGGGATTGATCTCATCCAGAATCTGCTTCTGGGTCTTGGTCCGGCCCCTTAAATCAGCATTGACCTGCACCCGGATATCCTCCGGCAACAGGTCAATGGTGGAGAGCCGGCCTCTGCCCGGCCTCTTTTTCTTTTCCATGGCTACCGCCTCCTGGCAGAAGGCCGCTTGATGCCCGGCACCGTGACCCGGCCCCGGGCCGCATCGCCCCCTCGCTCGGTCAGCTCGGCAATAATGATCTTGGGATCATCATCATAGGCCACCAGCCCCTGTTCCTTTAACCAGGCCAGCTGGGTGCGGACCTTGTCCCTGGACGGGGTAAACCCGTAATCTTCGGTCAGATCCGTGATCAAAGATTCGTTCAGGGTGTAATCTGGATCTTCCAGCAACAGCCGCAGAATGGTAATCCGCAGGTGTTCCTGCAATGTCTGTTCAAAGCTCATCGGCCTTCTCCGTTCTTCATGAGATATTCCTGTATCCGGTCCACAGCGCGCTCAATTCCCTTGACTGATCCGCTCATTTCTGAGACCTGGTCGGACACTTCGTTTATCCGGTCATACACCTTGCCAAGCTCTTGAAACGTGATGGTGCCGGTCTCAAGCTTGACCACCCGGGTTTCGATTTTGCCCACATCCTGCCGGGTCCGGGCCAGGTCACCGGCCTGGGCCTTTTGCCGATTGGACATCCAGGTATAGATCCATAAGGCAACCGCAATGGCGTACTGTCCCACGCCAAACCAGAAATGCCATGCCTTGTAATCAATCATTTGCATGGTTCCCTTCGTATTCCATCTGGCAGGCCACGCACCGCTTGTAGCCCGGCATCGCCTTGCGGCGCTTTTCCGGAATAGGTTCACCGCAATCCCGGCAATGGGTCAGGGACGGCCGGGTCACCCGGTGGGCAAGCACCCGGCCCACGGCCTGCTTCAAAAAGCGTTCGGCCTGGATATTGCCCTGGTCGCATTCGTCCATCAAACGCCCGGAACCTTAAGTTTTTTGGCCATACCCTTGGCGGCCATACGGTCCCCGAACCACCAGGTGACAGAAGTCACCGTCAAATAAAAAATAATGCCCACGGCGTCGGATGTGATGCCGGTTGCCATCTTTGCAGTGATCTGGGACGGGTTGATTTTATCCAAAAGCTGCCAGGATTTAATGGTGATCCAGGTGCTGATCCCCAGCAGGTAAAAAGTGATCCCGGGCCGGGCAGACCCTTTGACCAGGTCAAGTGTTCCAAAAAAGAGCGCCAGCAAAATACCGGCAGGGACCGCCAGGTATCTCAGCCGTCCTTCAACGGCAAACAGTCTTTCCATGTAAGACGCATCAAAAAAATTAGCCTGAATAGATCCAAGGCTTTGGGTAAACGCTTCGGTCTCGGCCAGATCCACGGCCCCGGACACCCGGGCTGAAACGACTTCGATCTGCGCCCTGGACTCGGCAATGGTTGCGTCTGATTCGGCTTTCACCATTGCCAGTTCATGGGACCGCCGTCCGGCTTTATCCTTGATCTCCAGCGCATACAATTTACGTTTATTGTGGCTGGACCAGATCGTACCGATCAGTCCGGTAATGCCGCCCAGCACCCCGCCTGTGGCAAGATTTGCCAATATTCCCTCAAGCATGCTGCCTCCATTGTTCGATAATGGTTATACGGGCCTTTCTGCCCTTCATGATTGAATTAAACCGCCTCACCATAGGTCTTGATGCCAATATGGCCCGCTGGCCGTTTAAACAGCCGAATTTTGAGCCCAGCAGCACACAGCCCTGTACGTGGGTTTTCCAGCCTTTTGCCACATCCCCGGCATAATTGCCCGAATGAATCAGGATATAGGACCTGCCCGGAACGTTCCGGATGTGGAACGCTTTCCAGCGCCTGGACTCCCGCCACGCAACCGGGTAGGTGCCCGGCGGGATACAGGAGACACAGGTCCTGTTATCCCGCCAGGGCAGTTCCAGGCAGGGGCAGTAAAATTGCAGACCGGGTGCGGACAGCCTTCCTTCCGTGCCCTGGTCAGATCTGCGCAGCCGGTGAATATAAAGCTCTATGGTGTCTGTGGTGTAGCTCATGGCAGGATTATGCCGGCCATGGGGTTCCGGTGGGTTTTAAGCGTTTGAATTAATGGGAGGAGGGAAAATAAAGGGCGGCTCAGGAAGAACCGCCCTGGATGGAATATGTTAAATAATCCTCACTGAATAGAAAGATATGAGCCTCAAGATGTTGTGTCCGGCATCGTTTTGCGAAAAGCAAGCGTTTATAGACAAAAGGCTCGCTTTTCTATTACTCAAAAGTTTTGATTTATTTGCGATTTTTAATGATTCAAAATCACCGGCTTGTCCGTGTGCATTTTGATTGTTGAATTTTCATGCATTTATGCTCAAATATAGATTTGATCTCCTTTTTCTTGTTCGATCCAATTATTAATAATTTTAAAAATATCATTAAATACAGGATTTGTTTTTAATTTGCTGCTATCATTTAAGTTTACTTTTGAATGTAACCGCGGTATTTGCCCGTCGAAGTCTGTTAAAATGTGCGTTCCACCAAAATCTTTAACATAATTT